CGACGCGGTGCTGTTCCGTCAGGAGGTGGCCAACCTGTTCGCCGGTTTCATCAAAAAGCCCTCGCCGGATGATATCCAGACGCCGGTCGACCCGGTGACCGGTGCGCCGCTGAACCTCGCTTCGGATGGCTTCACGCCGATGGTCGCGCTCGAGCCCGGGACCATGCAGGAGTTGTTGCCGGGGGAGGAGGTCGAGTTTTCTACGCCGCCGGATGCCGGCAACAACTATCCCGACTTCATGCGTCAGCAATTGATGGCGGCCGCCGCCGGTGCCGGGATGCCGTACGAAATTCTCACCGGTGATATGCGCGGGGTGAATGACCGCGCGCTGCGCGTGGTCCTCACCGAGTTCCGGCGTCGTCTGGAGCAGCTGCAATTTGGTGTCTACGTGCACCAATTGTGCCGCCCGGTCCGGGCCGCCTGGATGGACATGGCGGTGCTCAGTGGCGCCGTGCTGTTGCCGGACTATGCCCAGCGCCGCCGTGAGTACTTGCGCACGCGCTGGGTGCCACAAGGCTGGGCCTATATCCATCCGGTTCAGGATGTTCAGTCACGCACGATGGAAGTCAACGCCGGCTTTGCCTCGCGCAGCGAGATGGTCCTGCGCACCGGCTATGACGCCGAAACGGTGGACGAAGAAAACGCCGCCGATGCCGAGCGGGCTCGGGGCAAAGGTCTTAATTACAGCACGCTCGTCGAACTGCTTCAGGCGCTCGACGACCAGGAGCAAACATGAGCAAAAACGCGACTCCGCGTATTTACAACAGGGCCGGCCAACAGGTGCTAGTGCAGGACAAAAGCTGGTACGCCGTGCATGCCAGCGGCGAAGCCACCGAGCGGGTGATTGAAGTCTTTGTTTACGGCGAGATCGGCACCTGGGGCATTACCGCCAGTCAATTTATGCAGGATCTGCGCGCCGTCGATGACGGGGTGTCGCCGGTGATCGCGGCGTTCAACAGCATCGGCGGCGACCTGTTCGACGGGTTGGCCATGCACAACACCTTGTCGCGGTTGGGCGAACGGTGCACCGCGCGGATCGATGCGTTGGCAGCGAGTGCGGCCAGTGTCGCGGTGTGCGGCGCCCACAAGGTGGTGATCGCGTCGAACGCGATGTTGATGATTCACAACCCTTGGACCTATGCGGCGGGCGATGCGGACAGCTTTCGCAAGGTGGCCGATGTCCTCGATCAAACCATGGAAGCGATCATCGCGGCCTACAAGGCCAAGGCACCGAACATCGATGAGGCGGAATTACGAGGTTTGGTGGCTGCCGAAACCTGGTTGACCGCCAATGAGGCGGTGGCACTGGGGCTGGCCGATGAAGTGGGCGACGGGGTACAGGTCAAGGCGTGTCTGGGGCAGGGCGGAGTGATGCAGCGATACCAGCACACCCCGGCTGAATTGCTGGCCCAGCTCGATGAACCTGCAGAAACCGACCCGAACCCTGAACCCATCGAGCCGCCCGCACCACCGCTGATGGACGCCGCCAAACTGGCCTTGCTGATCACTCAACGCTGCACTCAAGCCGGGATCAGCAACCTCATCGAGCCACTGATTCAATCCTCAGGACTCAAGGACGAAGCCACCGTCCAGGCGGCACTGACCCGGGCCAAGGCGGTGCATGACTTGTGCGTCGCAGCACGCCTTCCAGAGCTTAGCGCCGATTACGTGGCCGCGGGGTTGGATGAACCCGCGGTGCGGGCGCGGCTGTTCGACAAGATCGTCAGCAGCGGCAACGGTTTCGAAATCGACAACAGTGTGCCCCTCGACGATGACCCTGCACCGAAGGTGCAGGCGAAACAACCGAATCCGTCTTCGATCTGGGCCGCGCGTTCGGCGGCCCATGCAGGGCAATCCAACAGTGCAAAAGGAGCACGAGCATGACCGTAAAGTACGAAACGCTACACGCTGGCGAGTTTCTGCTCTCCGAAGGAGCCGGGAAGATCTCTCGTGAATCCATTCTGGTGGCCGCCGGTGCCGCACTGAATGCCGGCCAGGTGCTGGGGCTGGTCACGGCGACCAATGAGTTCGCCCCCTACAATCCTGCCGCCGTTGATGGCACCGAAGTGGCGGCCTGCATCCTCTATGGGCCACTGGGCGAATCGACCGAGGAGCGTCGCGCCAGTGCGGTGGTGCGACTGGCCGAGATCAGCGAGGTGCATTTGATCGGTTTTGATGCTGACGCTGAGGTCGCCCTGGCGGCTCAGTTTGTGATTGCCCGCTAAGTCAGTCCCCTTTATCCCAACCCCGCTTAGTGCGGGGTTTTGTTTTTCTGGAGAGCCCCTTTATGGCCGACATTGGCATTTTTAACGACGATGTTTTTTCCGTGTCCTCGCTGACGGCAGCGATCAACGAACAGGAATATTTGCCGGGGCGCATCAGCAGCCTGGGCCTGTTTCGCGAAGAAGGCATCAGCACCTTGACCGTCCAGATAGAAAAGGACGGTGACACCCTGGCACTGGTGCCAGCGGGTGAGCGAGGTACCTCGGGTCTGGTCGTCGGTGCCAGCAAACGGCAGATGATCCCGTTCAACACCGTTCACCTGCCGCAGCGTTTCACCATCAAGGCCGACGAGATTCAAGGCATTCGCGCCTTTGGTACGACCACCGAACTGCAGGCGGTGCAGGGCGTAGTGAACACGCGCCTGAGCAAAGCCAAGCGTCAACTCGATGCCACCCATGAATTTCAGCGCATGGGCGCGCTCAATGGTCTGGTGCTGGACGCGGATGGCTCGACGGTCCTGCTGAACATCTATCAGGCGTTTGGTGTGGAGCAACAACGCCTGTCCATGGGCCTGAACGACTCGGCGACGAAGATCCGGGTCAAGTGCGCCGAAGCGTTGGACATGCAAGACGATGAACTGGGTAGCGTGACCAGCTCGGGCGCGCGGGCCTTCTGCGGCAAGAACTTCTGGAACAAGCTGATCACGCACAAATCGGTTGAGGAAACCTACCTCAATACGATCCAGGCCGCGGAGTTGCGTGGCGATGCGCGAGACAGTTTCGAGCTGGGCGGCATTGTCTGGGAACGCTACCGCGGGCGCATCGCTGGCGTATCGTTTATCCACGACGATCAGGCGTTATTGATTCCTGAAGGCGTGCCGGAGCTGTACATCTCCTGCTTTGCCCCAGCGGACTACATGGAGACCGCCAATACCCAAGGCCTGCCGTATTACAGCAAGCTGGAACCACTGCCGTTCAACAAGGGCATGGCCGGCGAAGCCCAGTCCAACCCATTGCACCTGTGTACGCGTCCGCGGGCGCAGATCCTGCTGACGCTCTGATCATGGCCTTTCGAGAGCTGGTCGCGGAAATCGACAGCGTGGTGTTCGACACCCTGGCCGACGTTGGCTACATCGAAGGTCGGCGGGTGCTGGGCATGTTTTCGGCACCCTGGTTGCAACCCAAGATCGGGCGCTTGAACACCGGTCTGCGCGAGCCGTGTTTTCACATTCGGGTCGCCGATGCCGCGGGCGTGGAAAAAACGCAAACGGTGCTCATCGAGTTGCCCGCCCTGGACGGCGGTGGCGAGTACACCCTGACGCACCTGGAACCAGCGGGTGATGGGCTGGTGGCCTTGTCGCTGAGGTTAAAAGCATGAGTGCTGTGCCGGTGTCGCTGCAGCTTTCGGCTGACGATGTGCAGGCTTTTGAACAACTGGTCAAGGTGATGCCCAAGGCCGTGGCCGCGGCGCAACGACGGGCGATTAACAAGACGTTGGGGTGGCTGGCCACCCACATGGCGCGCGATGTCAGCAAGCAGGAGCGGATTGCCGTGCGGGCAGTGCGGCAGCGTCTGCGTTGTTATCCCATCAAAGGCCAGGGGCAACCGGGCAAACTTTGGTTCGGCACCAACCCAATGGACGCCAGCCGGGTAGGGAATCCCCGTCAGGGCAAGGCCGGTGTCTCGGTGGCGGGACGACGGTATCAGGGCGCTTTTTACAAGCGTGTGTATGGCAACAAGGCGGATATCTGGATTCGTACCTCCAGCAAACATTTCAACCCGGACGACTATCCCGGCGGCGCATCCGCGACAGGGGGTAAGAGCTCGGGCTGGATCGCGGAAAACGACAATCGTTTTCCGCTCGCCAAGGCCAAGGTTTCGCTCGAAGACGCCGAAGAGCCTTTTTACACCTGGGCCAACAAAGCCGATGAGCGCCTGCTGATCGTGTTCAAGCAGGAAATGAACTTTGAACTGCATAAGTACCTGAAGGGGAGCGCCCGTGTCTGATCCTGCTTTTTCGCTGGACGCGCTGTACGCCGCCATCGAGGAACACCTCCGTCAAGCGCTGCCCTCTGTGCGATTTGTCGCGACCTGTCCAGACATTCAGGACCGGGTAGCGCTGCCGGCGGTGTTCCTGGAACCGGTGGAGTTTGAACCCGGGCAAGACATCGGTACCGGTGAAACGGTGCTGGTCCAACGTTTTGAAGCGCGAATTATTGTCGCGCCCGAGTTGGGCCGGCATCAGCAACTCGGTGCCCAATTGGCGGCGCAAATAGCAATCCTCCTACGGGGGCAGACCTGGGGCCTGGACAATGTCGAGCAGGCGCAATTCGTGGCCTCGCGCCAAGACTGGACCAAGCCCGAGCTGGATGGCTACACCGTGTGGATGGTGGAATGGACCCAGCAGATCTATCTCGGCGAAGTTGAATGGTTATGGCCCAACGAGCCACCCGGGACGCTGTACCTGAATGTCGACGGTTGCACCGGTACCGGCAATGAAGATCACTACTTTCAGCCGGAGGATCTGGCATGGGATACGCCAGCGCCGAACATGACCGAATGATCGCTGCGATGCTGATGCCCTGTGTGGTGGTCGGCATCGATCTGATGGCCGGCCGGGTGCGGGTCAAGGCCGGTACTTGGGTCAGTGCCTGGGTGCGTTGGCACAGTCTGGCGGCGGGCAAGGCCCGTCATTGGCGCGCGCCGAGCCTGAATGAGCAGGGTGCGCTGTTCAGCCCCAGCGGTGTTCCGGCCATGGGCACCTTTATCCCGGGGCTGTACGGCAACGCTGGGGTACCGCCGGACAACCGCGATCACGTCGAGGCTTGGTATTTCGACGATGGCGGGTCACTGGTCTACGACTGGCAAGCCGGCAGCTACAGCATCGCGTTACCCGACGGCAGCCGCGCTACCATCACTGTCGGTGGTTCGCAATTTGAAGTGACGCCGGCACATGTCCGGGTGACGGCAGGCCAGATTTCCTTGGCGGGTGAGGTGAGCATCGACGGTTCGCTGAGCGTGTCCGGCGACATCACCGGTGCCGGCACGATCATGGATGCCGGCGGTAACAGCAACCACCACTCACATTAATTTGATGGCCTAAACATTCAGCCCGCCGTGTGCGGGTTTTTTTATACCTGGAGTAATGCCCATGACAAGCAAAACCAAGGACGTATCAGCGGCCAGTGAGGCACCCGCGCCGGCCACGCTGAGCTTCTTTCGTGACACGCTGTTCACCTCGCGGGTGCTGATCCTGCTGGACGCCGAGCGCACCTTGAAAGTGGAAAAGGGTCAGGTTGCGGTGGCCTCGGATGACACGGTGGCGATCGAGTATTTGCACGGTCGCAAGGATTTTGTTCCGGTCGAGGGCTGATCGAATGATCGGGATGATCGGACTGGACCGCCACACCGGCCAACTCATTTCCGGCCTCGATCACCTGCGCCAGTCCATCGAGGACATCTTGTCCACGCCCTTGGGCAGCCGCCGCATGCGCCCGGAGTACGGCAGCAAGCTGCGGCGCTTTGTCGACTTGCCGGTGAATGACGGCTGGAAAAGTGCCGTGCAGGCCGAGGTGGCCAGCACGCTCGGGCGTTGGGAGCCGCGCTTGAAACTGGGCCGGGTGCGCGCCGTGGCCATTCTC